TGAATATGATACGTTATTCTAGTCAAGATTCAAGCATAATTCTGGGATATATAACAAATTATGACACTACAGTTCATATATGTAATTTTAAGCAACTTATCGGAAAAGCAGGAGAAACGAATCAGCCCAAATTAGTATATAAGATAGATAACAATACTATAATTGTATGGGCTGTGAGCTCGGCAGTTAGTTCTACGGCATCATGCATTAACCTCTTACATGGTAATGCTTTATTTCCTATGGTATTTGAAGAACCGGCAGAAGATGCTATTCAACCAAATTGGTGATAATTATAGGGGCAAATGCCCCTATAATGTTATATTAATGTAGCTTCAAAGCCATTTGCAAAATCTGAATTATCAGCAGTTTCCATTTTCATAGTAATACCATTTGTATTCATTGCAATAACATCAAGAACAGGTGTATACTGATTGCGTTCAGCGTATATCCTACACACACCATTTGCATCTGTTTTCCCAAGAATTTTAATATTATAGATACCGGATAATAACGTTACTCTAAGAGTCGGATTATTTGTACTACCGGCAGCACGCCCCATTGTAATGAAATAAAGGTTGGGGATTCCGGATGTGGTCGCAGAAACTGCTAATAATAAAGAGCCTGTAACGGCAGTATTTGTAGTCTCACATAACAATACGCTTGACATAACATTCTTAGTACCGATCATTCCAGCTGGCATTAATCCGTTCTTACTGATAGTTGCAGTAGGCATATTATCCCTAATCTGCTCTATCACACTGGTATCCGTTATCTTAATCTTTTCTATCATACCTTGCTACTTTTAACGGGCGTTTTTTCTACGATGAAAATCAGCCCAATTTAACATTTAATTTATATTCTCTTTTTGTTTAATAACTCTACTGTCAACCATTGACGACAAACCAACGTTTATCGCTTTCATCTGGTCCTATTTTCACAACCTTCAGTTGTAATTCCATCGTCTCAGACATAGATATCTCTGTGACATTGTTCGGCAAAAACTCCCCATCGGGATATATTTTAATCACTGGCCTTGGTGCTAACCTTCCAGCGGCAACGAAATAGAACAAATTAACTTCTGTTCCGGCTTCTACTTGGGTAGCCAAAGGCATACATAGCGTATGATTGTTTACAGAAGAGCCTTTGCAATAAATATAAGCATTTGTTCGTCCTGAAAGAGAGCAAACCGTGGTTTCATTCGGTTCTAAGTCAATCCGGATATATGGAGTAATAATACTTCCATTAACATCTACGCTATTGCACTTTATTTTGCCACGCAAAAAGTCAAGGAGTAAGTTAGGAGCAAATTCATTCCTACTAAACCCTTCATAGTTTGACGTTTCATTACCATTTGTATCTTTTCCCTGCTGTGAGAACATAAATTCTTCATAGAAAACAGCACTTGCCAATTTCGCAAACTGGGCCATGAGTATTTCTATGTAGATGGCTTTAAAATTCTCAAAAGGTATCCAAGTGGCTTTTTGGCCGTTCACTGCATAGTCTTTTTGAGGAGTATTAAGGTTTGATGGCATTCCCTGTCCGACCCAGCTTGTGACTTGATTCATGACGTAATACATCCCATTGTACAAAACATAAGGTGCAATCAGATCCGTACAAAGATAAGTCATGGTCATGCTATACTCGCCTGCCGGAAATGGTAGTTGCCCTCTTTTGCCAGGCTCACTTTTTTTGGCAAACTTAACCGTTCTTGTTACACTTGCTATTCCCATATATACCACTTTAAGAAACAGTCTCGATATATACTGCCACATCTGTACCAGCCTGCTCACACATCGCATAAGTTACAGTATAATTAGCCTGATTAGAAACACTTCCTAAAATTATACCTACACTATCAATAGCGGTAAAATTGAACTTCATATCCATCGCTTTTGTAGTAGTACCACGCTTCACGACAATTGGAGCATAGACAACGGTGTCTCCCTCTTCTTCTATCGTTTCATCAGCTGGTGTAGGCATAGGAATGATTTCATAAGGATCGGAAGCGTCCATAACTCCTTGTATGTCCGTACCGATTTCCGTCCCATTCTGAGAAACCACACACTTGAAGTTTGAGTAACAATCAACCATATCACCCGTAACGGTCAACGTCTGAGTAGTCTTTCCGGAGAGTAAGGACCAGGCACCGCCAACTAACTTATACCATTTGTAGGTCAAATTAGAAGTAACGGCAACGCCTGCCTGATATGTCATAGCTTTCAGAACACAGCTGCCTCCTTTTTCCGTAATGGTGAAATACTTAGCATCCCCCGCAGCAATAGTAACGAAATAAGGAGATCCGGTTGCCCGGCGGATGGGAATATTATATACCCCCTGTACCTTATCGGTCGTAGTGCCATATACAACAGTAGCCTCGGCTTTTATGGTGCAAGGTGCAGCTCCGGCGGCAACAACAAGGTTTTTCAAGATCTTTATGCCCCAATAGTCTTGTGTGCCGGCAGCATACGGAAGTTTACGAAAATGACCTGTCTCACCGTTGAATACATTGGTTGAAATGTTATTCGTAAAAGTGAGCTTTACACCATTGAAATACCAGTCAACGGCAGTCGGTACGGTCACACCTTCAGCAACACGGCTCGATGTCACGACAAACACCAACTGCGGCTGAGTTTGTGAGAAGTCCGGCACGATAGCGCCAATAGCTCCAATCGAACCCTCAAACTCCTGGTACAAATCCCCGGAAGGCGAATTAATAATTGTGGTGTAAGTTCCAGCCTTTGGCGAGAACTTTACACCTACTTGTTTGGTAGCAACACTCATAATAATTCTCCCTCGTTATTAGTTTCCGAACCGGTAGATTCATCTTCAGTATCTCCTGGGGCGTCTTCCCCTTTAGGTTGACACCATTCAGGTGTCGTTACCAAAATAGGATGATTAGTACCATCTATTTCGTCCTTTGCCACATTGGGAGTCAAAACAACTCCACCACAATAAGCGGCACGGGTAAAGATATCCTCACCGGGAAAGCGAAGAATATCAGCCTGCCACAATAGATAATTTCCATCCGCAGTTTTATTGCGGATAGCGGTTAATCCCATTTCACGGGCAACCAACTCTGTCACTTTGATATAATTAGCCATAGTTTTTAATTGATTATTACTTCGTTATTATAGCTTTACCGTCATTGGTGGTTATAATCTTCTCATCAGTGACAGCAAGCATCTTATAGTTTCCTTTATCCACGACTTCGACACCAAGCAATCCGCTCGTAACATCAACTGCTGAGAGCTTTGGGGATTCTCCGGTACCGATGACCGTGTTATCTTTGTACCAGGTTGCACGCAACTCCTGCATGGCGTTTGAAATAATGCCTTTCGGTCCAACCACAATAACTTTGGGTTGCACTACAGTTGTGCCGGGAGCTATGCGATTAGGTATATTGATAATATCATAATCGAACGGTGGCAAACGCCTTACAACCGTAGTCGTCGCAGTTGAATCGGCATCTGTAGGAGACGCTGCCGGAGAACCGGTAGGAGAAAATGTAGCTTTACAGACATACGTTTGTTTTTCGCCCATCATATCCCTGTCAACAACAAGTACATTGTCATTGGCACTGATAATATCCATGTCAAGTTCATCAGATCCGGCAAGAGTCAATGTTCCATTTTCACGCAGCTTATACCAGAAGAATTTTCTTTTAGCGGTATCACCGGTATAGTCTGTTTCACCGACCATCAGTTTGGCAGTTATAATCTGCTGGGCAGCATCTTCCCACGGGTTCCAGAGGTGAGTAGATTCACTATCAAGTGTCAACAATGGATTTGCATCTGTGGCATTGATACATTTAACCAGCTTCGTTCTTTTGAAAACAATTATCTGATTAGTACGCGTATCGAGATACTCAGCTTCAAAATCCAACGTTATAGGATGTAGGAGAGCAGCATTCTTTTTAACCTTGATCTGGCCTTTGTTCGTGCCATCCTGGGTTATTTCATAGCTATTATTGGTACTCTCGATCAGAGTCTTTTTCCCATTGATGATTTCATTCCATTTGAGGTTTATCAATTTGGCATTGATATTATGCTCTTTGATAATTCCATCCCGATCGATGACATCACACTGCGGTAACAAGACTAACGGGGTTAGAGTGTAGTCAGCTTCATAAACTCCCGTAGCTGCATCATACGTCTGTAATGAAGCGATTGAGCCGACCTCGTTTATTGCTACATGTACATGCAGCGGTTTATAGTTTATTTCTATTCTCTTACGTTTCATAAAGGAACCTCCATTTCATCAGAATGTATTTTTTGACCATCACGTAACAATACTGTAGCTTTAAAATTGCAATATCCTATTTGAGTAAAATTACTCCCAAGATCATCGCGATGTATTACCAACTCTTTACCGGTATCAGCGTGTTTCACTGCCCAAGCATTATCTTCTGTCACATTTTCACTATTGCGAGTCCATTCAATATCAATATCCAAAATATGCTCTGTCACATCCCGGTTATAAATCTGACCGCTAATTTCGAGTGTAGTCAATTCGTCTATAAGGTTGCCATCTTTATCAAGTTGATCAAAGTTTAGGAACCATCCATTTGTTGACTCAATATCTATGCTAAAATTCGGATTACCTTCGATCATAGCCCAACCAGTAGAACCGTAGCGTGGCTCATCCAAGGTAGCATTTATAAGACATTGCCAACGACAGCCGTAATGCCACACGGTATCCGCTGAAGTGGAAGACACAGAATAGGGTTTATCAGAAGCTGCGACCTCAGCACTCCAGTTTCCACGATCCACAAGCGAAACGACAGGAATACCTTGTTTATCTACGCGCAACAAATCCTGTATAACAGCTCCACGGCAGTGTATATAGCTATGGCGATAGCTGATAGGCAGGTTATCAAACAATGACAGTTGTTTGAGTTTACCGGCAATAATGGCGTAGTTATATTCCTCCAAAATTGGTTTTGTAACACCATCCAACATACAGATACATTTCTCACGGGATGATAGATACCAGTACGATTGACGGTCTTCATTCACGGGGTTGCCACGATGAGATAATATCATTAGCGGTTCTGGAGGATAATTCTTGCCACCGGGTACTTCATTATCCGGATACATAACAGCATTGATAGTGTTAGCTGATGTATCGACATGTAGGACACGCAACCATGAAGTATAATAGTTACCACTACCGGAAGCAAGCTCATTCACTACACCATAAATGACGTCATTTTCATCCAATGCCGTAAAATCATTCTCCCAACGTTTACGAAGTGGAAGTAGATAAGTACCATCATCCAACAACTTTACACTTTCAATAGTCCCTGACTCGGAAAATGAATAATCACTCTCCATAGCTGAAAGACGGTTGAAAATAATCTCTTGAACAATAATACCGAAACGAGCTTCCAGGATATCAGCCTGAACACGACCGTTTTTAAGCAGAATACCTTTGCCTGCAGTTAAAGAGTCGATTGTCTCACCAACTTCGGCACCTCCCAATAGTTTCAGGAGATAAGGTGTTCCATCCGGTTCTGTCTTAGATAAGAAGTACTTTTTCAGTTCTTCAAGATCTATACTCTTATCCTTCAGAGCTTCATTCAAAAATGCGAGTACAGCAGCTACATGACGGTTAGAGACACTGTTTTTCAGTATCGCTTTGTCGATATAGTCTATAAGCTGGTCTATAACTTCCTGTTGTTGCTGCGTGCTCATATCAGTTGAATTCTTTGGTGAACTGTTCGGTGTGTATGCGTGGTGATCCGAAATCATCATCCAGCAAAGAACCGGTGTGATGGTGTTCTGATTCAGCAAAGCGCAATGTTAACTTGATGCTTTCCGGAACTGTAGCACGCGCTGCAGATGTCAGATTGTCTGCGGTGGCAATAACCTTGATATTGCGGCCATCCAATCCCAGGATCTTGATATCATCCGAAGACAGCATATCAATGAGGTGCCCGAGTTCTTCCGGAGAGCGATATCCGGATTCTACTTTCAAAGTATCGGTTCCGGACTGGCGTTCGCGGGCTTCGACATAATCATCTACCAGTTCGTCATAGACAAAGTATGTTTCTTCATCCGCTGCCTTGTGCTCGATGGAGCCGATACCGGTGACCTCGATACGTTCGTACGCTCCGTATGAGTTTAAAAACTCAAGCAAGTAGCGTTCACGTGTGACTGTTCCGGGAGTGATCACAATAGTACATGCTTTCGTTTCTCCGGAGTAGACATCAAAAACAGATGCCAGGACATGATTAGTCTCAAAAAGATTCTTCCGGAGGCGATATAGGTTAAGAGCGACAGGATCTCTGGTTATGCCGGGTAGGGGAGTGTCAATCCCTGCAGCTGCAACTTTCAGTTCTGCATCAGGGTAGATGAAGGGGATTGGCAACAGTTCCGTTTCCCGGATCGTAAAGATACGCCCGTTTCCGCGGGTGGTCTGAAAGAAGTTTCCTGTAGAGTTAAGTAACTTCCAGGTAAATATATTGCTGTTTTCATCATTCAGCCGGCGGAGTGTCCTTTTGCTGACTCCACCGATCAGCGCTTTCAATGTTAGCGTCACTTCTCCACCTTCCGTATTAGTGACCGTGATGGTGATATCCTTAGCTCTGCCGGTTGCACTGAGCAGCACATCGACGGATTCATTATATAAAGTAGTCGGTTGCACGATGGTGGCAAGTATATCCTGAATAAAGACAGAAAAATCACCCTCACCGCTACCGGTGTAAACGGTATTATTCCCTTCCTTGATTACATAAGTAGCCAAAGAAGTGGTATTGACTGACAGCCTGATCGGGTTCCCGGTCAATGCCATGGTTGCAGGATATATATTAGCGGTCAGACTCATAGCGGAGTATAAGTTAATAAAAGAATATTCTCAGATACGGATATCGTACACGCACAACAAATTGCCAGAAACACATCACGTTCCGGAGTGGCTGCCGTGAGGAATACAAACAGATCGTCAGCCATGGCAACGTTGTTGCCGGAGAACTGGCGATAAGCAGAGAGTAACATATCTGTGTTACTTGCTTGCGTGGCTGTTATGTTTTTGTTGCTAATCATACTGCAAAGATGGATTTAGATCGCGGATACTTAAAGGACAACTCAAATGCCGGTTGCCTGGATCCAGAGATTATATTTGAACTCGAAATGCACTCCCCCGTATTCTTTCTCTTCATAGATCGGAATACCGGTACTGGTATAGTTCTTGATAACTCTGATCTTATAGTAGAGATCAAAGCTATAGTTTACCTGTTTGATGAAATGGGTTCGCTTGTTATCGAAATCATCTTTGGTCGGTACGGTGAAAGGTATCTCAGCATCGGAGGTTTCGTCACTGACTTCATTCTTCCGGTTGACACCGATCCAGGTTGCAGGTGGTTTGACTGCAGTCTGCCATTGCCGGATCTGCTCGCCGCATACGGAATTGTAGACTGATTCCCGGTTATTAAAAAGGACCCATTTATAAAGCTGTGGTATCGTATGAATGCCTTGTTCCTTATCAAGATCATAAGGCTTGAGTAGTTTAATAGTCCGTAAATTTACGGTAGCCGGCAAACTGAAATGCAGCGGTAGCTGATACCTCTGTGTATCGACCAAAAGCCGTTGGCCATCAAGAGCGACAGGGGTACTAAAATCAGCATTCAAGAGCTGCTTGTGTTCCAGGTGTAATTTGGCTTCAATGGTGTGGCTAGCATGCCTCAGAATCGCATCATAGTCTTTCCAAAAGCGGTTGAATAATCCGTTTTCCCCGACGAATGTCATCGAGATATCATAGGTGTGCCCGTTCTTGTCAACAACCTGCCCGTTGGATCCATAACACCGGGGACTACCACAGGGGCGTGTTGTTGGCAGGGAGAAGCAAAAACAGAGCGGAGACGTGTTTTCTGACTTTTCCGAGAGATTGACATCAGAGCTTGAGATATTAGTGTACCGGTGAATCTTACCGAACAAATATGCAGGACACGCATAATTATCATCCGGAGCACTGGCTTTGATCGGCAGGCATTCATCTACTGACGATATATCTTCATAGTCGATGTTAGCTTCTTTATCCCAAGGAAAGAAGTCAGAGGATACAACACCGAGTTTTCGTGTCCGGAGATTACGTACGCAATAGGTCCCGTTACTCTGGGCGTAGCTCAGATATCCGTCATTATCCTGTTCACCGACAATGTACCCGTATGGCTTGAGAAACTTGTCCAGGGAGTCGGCTGCAGGAGAAGCGACTAACAGCGGATACGGGCCACTGATCGAAGTTGCTGCAGACAATTTCAATTGTTTGGGGGTGTTGTAATTCGTAATAGGTTCGGCGGCTTTCAGTTTAGACCAGTCTTGTGAAGCCGGAGAAGTGATAATGTCTTTGATAAACCTGAGTCGTACAGTCTTTGTTTTTCCATCGACAAAGTAGACCATTCCAAAGCGGCAGTAAAGTGCCTGCAGGAGTTCGTTTATTGTGCAATCCGGCATGAGGTCCGAATAGTCGATAAACCCTTTGACACAACAGTCTGCAGCATTGTTGAGCACCACCAGGCGGGAGAGTTGCGGATGTGTGGAGAAAGGGTTCTCCGTGACATGATATCCAAAAGTGTTGAAGATATAATCAAGCAGCCAGGACACTTTCAAAAAAGGAGTGATCCCGTAACCAATGGGCACTGAAGTGGCGACAACTTCACTGTTCAGCAGATAGGTTTCTGTCCGGGCGGCACCGTTTAATTTGTATTTTTCACCTTCCTTGATGATGGGGTTTAGGTATTCCGGATAATACACGTCCGCATCATTTTCTTTGGTTTCCGGTATGGCTACACAGATCTGGAAGACATGGAACGGAGTATCTGTCTTCTGGTCATTCATAATATCATCGAGGTAGGCGATAACGTCTTCAACTCCATTTTCCGGGCTGTATTTCGGCAGCCCTTCAAAAGACCGCAGGGTTACGGAGTTCCAGATATTATAAATCTCGGACTCGTCAAAGCCGATATTAGAGACAATGCCGGTACTGTGTGAGGCTTGCGTGATATTCATTTTTCCGACCCGGTGATAGATGCCATCGGATACGGTGATCCGCGCATCTTCAACCGGTGCCTGATCCGTATCCGTCCGGTTTATGTATTTAACCAGGCACAGGTTGTTTTTAGATGACGGTATCGTGGCAGAGGTGGATTGCGATCCCTGGTCATTAAAGACAGGTGATGTATCTTCGATTTCAATATTGAAATCAGAAGGCAGGTCAAAAGTTCCAGATTGAGTAGTGATCTTTACTGACATGGCTATTTATTTTGTTTGGTAAATGCTTGCTTTGATTTTCGGTCCAGTTCTTCAGCGTCTCGCAGATCCCGGAGTACAACGTAGGCTTTCAGATGTTTCAAAGTGGCAATAAGCGAGCGCAGCTCTGCGATCAGTTGATTGATCTTACCTTCATCTTGAGAGGTTGTTTCCGGACTGGCTGTAGTTGTGCTGTTTGAATATTCTGTTTCCACCGGTGTGTAGTTTCCGGCGGCCCGTTGCGGTACCCGACCGCTCCGCCCAACCAGACCGTTCCGGGCATCTTGGATCGCCTCAATCACCAGCGGATAATTGACATGCTTCTGCAGGCGTGCAAGATCTTCCGCGTTGATGATGAGTTCGTCTCCACGCTCTGAGATTAGAGCCGTCCGGTGTACAATACCGGTAGGAGCAGGGCCGATGTAAGGTACATCCCGGTAAGTCTTTCCGTCTTCTTCACCGATAACGTCATAGTTACCGGATGCCCACTGTCGAACGGTCACGTTAGCGGTTGGAGTCTTGTTTTCGGTATCAGTGGCAGAACTGGAGCTTTTCTTTCCACCGATCAGGGCTTTCAATCCGGCACGAGCTGCGGCAATTGTTCCACCGATAACAGCAGCTAGGGCCGCACCGGTTGCGATGCCTAAGAAACCTTTGCTACCTATTTCACGGGCTTGAGCTTCTGCAATGGTGGTGATACCGATACCGGTTAATCGTATCAGTTCTGCGTCGATCATGGTGGTTAGTACATCAAAGACGATATCGACCATAGAGTCACCGAAGTTTGCCAAGGCGTTTTCCTGTCCGGCAATGACGTTGCCTATTGCTTCTCCGAAACTGTTGGCATACTTCATCATGGCGGTGTGCTGTTGTTTACCGCTATTCAGTTGTTTTTTTGCAAGGTCTGCAGCGATCTTTGCTTCTCTGTCGGCTGCTTTTTTTCGGGCGCTAAGTTCTTCCTGGATACACTTCATTTTGAAATCTAAAAGCTGCTCTTCGATGCTTTTCCTGGCGTCAGCATCCAGCCCGGCAATCTCAAGAGAACGTTGCAGGTGCATGATGGCCAGTTGTCCTTTTGCGTCTTCATAATCCTTTTCAGTCTTCAGGTTTTCGTCACTTTGGGAGATGAAGAGTTCTTTCAGATCACGTTGTTGTTTCTCATAAAGCGCCTGTTCTTCTTCGATGGCCAAGTCTACAGCTTTCTTTCGCTCCTGGATCTGTATATCTCCGAGTTGCTTTTCAGCGTCGGCAGCTTCCGTAGTTCCCTTGCCGGCGATATTAATAACTCGTTTGAAATGTTCTTTCTTTAGATTCAGCATTCTGGTTTCGTACTGCTTTTCGGTTTTCAGTTCTTCGCTGTGTCCTTCCGCATATATTTTCTTGATATCTGCCTGTTGCTTATCATAGAGTATCTTTTCTTTTTCCAGGGCGGCTTTGCGGGCTTTTTCTGCTTTCTTTTCGTCCGGATCTGTTTTCGCTTTTGGCGTTATTGGGGTTATTACGACTTCTGGTAAGACATTAGCAGGATCTTGTTTCTTTTTCTGGGGGGTGCCGATAAACGGGTTCATCTCTTTCTTTGTATTGTTAACCCGTTTGACCATTTTTTCTATTTTTTCTACATAATCCTCTATTTCATTTTCAAGGTCAGTTACTGGCAAATAGCGACCTTTAAAGTTCTTGGTTCTTAAAACCTCCATAATAGAGGCAGTAGTTTCTTTTACTGAATGACCGCTTTCTATATATTTATCGACTGTAGTAGTGAGTCCCTGTAATAATGGATTAAGTTCTGACTCTGGCAATTCCTTTGCCAGTATTTCACGTATATCATTCATCTGCTTTATCCGACCTTCGAGAGTATCGCTATGTATAAAATCGATCTTTTCCTGAAGGGCTTTTTGAGCAAAGTTTTGACTCATGGCTTTATTGATATCCCGGTATGCCTGTTCGATATCTTTCAGCGTACTGTATTCGTTCAACAGATTAGGGAGATACTGCCCGTATTTAGTGTTGATTTCCTCGATGAGTTCTTTGCGGCGTTGGGTCTTATCGGCTGCCGACTTGGTAGCATCAATCAATACTCTCAGGTGCCGGCGCTCTTCCTCACTTTGTTCCAGGAAGGATTTAACGGCTTCTTTTGCATCATTGGTCCGGGTGGCAAATTGGTAGATAGCCATACCCGCACCAACAACCAAAGAGGCTATTAATCCGAATAGGTTACCTTTCATGGCAGTATTCAATGCTTTAAAAACAGCGACGGCCTTTTTTATATTACCGGTTAGAGCATACTTTGCTATTGATAAAGCCAGTGTTCCGGCCAAAAGAGCTTTTTGGCGGATAATCGTCAACTGATCCGTTGCCAGACTTGCCAATTTCGCTTCCCGAAGTTTGTTTTCATAGAATGCAGCTAACTTATTGGCTGTATAATAAGTGATGATTAGGGTGGTTAAAACGGAGATAGTTCCCATGTTCCGGGTGATGAAGTCTACCAACCTGATAAACTTACCTCCCCAGCTCACAACACCATTAATAGATTGCACGATGGCCGGGTTCAACTTCTCCATCAGGGCAATACCCATTTCACTCATCTTGTTTTTTGCCTGGTCAAGTTTGGCTGCTGCTGTAGCTGATTTGATAGCTGCCTGATCGACGGCAACAGTGGTACCGGTGACGGCTTCGGTATAGTACTTTACTTTCTCTGCCTCACTGATCAGCACGCTGGCAACGTTATAACCTTCTTCGCCAAATTGTTTTTTTATCTGAGCTGCAGATAGCTGTTTTTGCTGCAAGTTGTCGAGGGCGGTTTCTAATCCTACAATTTTAGGATTCGTTTCGTCAGCTCCGGTTTGCAGGGTTAAGAAGAATTTTTTCAGTCCGGTACCGGCAATTTCATCTTTGATACCTTTTTCGGCCAATGTTTCAATGGTACCGACTAATTGCTCTATGGGAATATTGGCAGAAGAAGCGGCGACTCCGGACTTTGTGACTGCAGTCGTTACCGATTCAACTCCTGCAGCACCGAATTTAGAACCTGCAGCCATAACATTGGCATACCTCGCCGCATGATCTGCACCGTCACCGTATTGGTTCAGTGATAAGGTTACAGCATCAACAGCGTCTTTTAAAGTCATTCCGGAAGCAGAAGCCAGAATAAGGGTTTGTTTGGTCACTTCGGCCAGAGCTTCTTTATTATCCAACAACTCCGGCTTGGCGGATCCTACTAACTTGTAAGCGTCCAGGATCTCAGTTGCTGACTGGCGGATCCGGATGCCGCTTTCGTCCATGGTTGTGGATAATCTTTTCGCTTCCTGTTCCAGCCAGTTGACACTATCATCATCCAATCCGGTCAAAGCCTTTACATCGGCCTTGGCTTCTTCACGTTGGTTACGCTTCTCCCGGAGCTGGTTTAGCTTGAGTGTTACACCGGTGATAGCGGCAATGCCGGCTGTTACAATGGCGGCGTATTTATTAAAAATACCGATAGCCTTGCCGAAGGCTGTACCTTGGCAACCGACTTCTACACGCATAGCTTGTTGGGCACGTGTCACGGCTTCGGTTACACGACGGTTTTGTTCCAGGGCGGCAGTGTATTGCGTGGTTCCCGGTGTGGCTTCGCGCAAGTTTTTACGTACTTGTGTTTGTACAGCAATCAGTTTCGTGTACGAAGATCCGGACAGGTTGTTGAGCACAACCTCGGTTTCCTGTACTTTGGCTTTGTAGTTCTGCAGGGTTCGGTTCTTAGCTTCCAGCTCTTTCTTTAGCTTCTTGCTTTTACTCTCGTAGTTGGCTTCGCTTTTATTGAGATTAGCCAGTTTTTCTTCCAGCTTCTGGATAGCTGCTTCAACAGTTGCAGCCCCTTGCGCTGCAGGGGTGCCGTCGATATAAATTTTAATGCTGCGGTTTAGGTCGTTATTTGCCATAAGGTAGGTTATTTATCTATGAATATTCTGGTAGCGTCGATCAGCATGGTGTCGAAATACCTTGTTACAATGTCGGCGAGTTCCGGGAGACGGTTTCGCACAACGGGATCAAACCATTCAAATGCGTTGCGGTTACCGGTGCCCTGGCTGGCATTCAGAGAATTGGGGTTTGTATGCTTTACGATTCCGGTACTTACTTCAATTCCGTTGATGTTTTTTAGCTTGGTCCAGTTGGAACCGATTGTTCCACCCTGGCTTCGCCCGGCTCCTTTATGGATGTAGATGCCATGGCGTGGAAATGAAAAGCCAAGTTGGTTAATGATGCCATATTTATCGGTGTAGGCTTTAGGGTGTAGTTCCCGGGCTATGCGCATACTTCGGGAGGCAATGGTAGCGCGAAGTTGTGCGGCTACGGAGTTTTGCCAGGCGTTAATAGCATTATTATATTCTACCACACGGTCGGCGTCTTGAGCCATTGAATAGCGTTCGGTTTCGGAGATGGTTTCAAGGCGAATAAGACTCGATGCTCCGGCCCCGGAGAGGCTGTTTTGCTTGCGCTTGGCTGCATTGTATCTTCGTGCTGCACTACGGGCGTCTCGGGTGTTTTTGTAGTATCCCATAGCTATGCATTCCAGAAGGTTGCGTCAATAAAAAAGTCTTCAGCTTCATGTATGGTGAAAGTGAGCATACAGCCGTAAAAGTTGTCACCTATCGGCCCGATACCGTTGATTTGTGTATTACGGTCGATGGCATAAGAGAGCTGCGGATCTTGGAATAATACGTTCCGGATTTGTTTGCATACAGGGCGGCATTCTTCAAAAGCTGAAGTGATGGTTTGAGGTCGGTCGGAGATCGTGTTCCTGGCAACGATGAAACTATATTGCAGGGCATCGTTTAAGCCGTCGCCTCCGTTATCCCGGGAGTCAGATTCATAGCCATTGACAGCAATCAGGATCATACCGGTTACACTGGATAGCTTATCATCCAGATTATACAGGTCTTCCAGTCCAAAGGCTTCAAAGAAACGGGGCTTTTCGGGTGTGTGACTGATAGACTTCAGTCTGATGGCGAGCTGTTCGCCGTATGAAAAGTGATTGTAGATGTCCATAACAACACAAGGGTTTAGGTTATGGACACAAAAATAGCCCGCACAAGGCGGGCTATAAAGGACAGATATTTAAGTGATGATTATTCGGGCGTTACCATAATAAGGAAGAGAAAAACGACTACTACGCACCAAATTACCTTCCAAAAAAACGACTTGGTTGTCTTGATCACACCGATACCGATGGTGACGATTCCGGATATAGCTAATATCGTTAACATCATTTTTCTTCCTCCTTTTCTTCTTCAGGTAGCAAGATACGAATTAATTCGGATAATCTTGCCGCTGCGAGTTGTTTTTCATCCATAGGGGTGGCAGGATCCAGCAGGGAACTAACGAGTTGTAGGGCTTCTTTGCGTTTCATTGGGTACCTCCTTCCGGGATAAAGGTTGATAACATGTCTTGCATGCATAATAATTCTTGTGCAAGTTTAAGACGTTCTTCAGCATTGCCGTAACATTCGCCGTTAACGACACAGTAAAGAGCTTTACGGATGGTAGTGTCCCACATTTCTGCACCACCGGTCTGCAAAGTATCTACACAATCAATGATTTCGGGGGTTAAAGCGATTTTCTTAGTCATGATTTACCCCCTTTCTTTGCTTTGTAGACACAATAGGCGGCTACTAAGAGACAAGGAGGAAATACAAAGCCAATGCAGGCAGAGAAGATTGCCGCCATATAATAGCGGTCGGAGTCGGTTTTCACTTCGCAGTCTGTTATGCTGCGGAAATAACGCTCTTGGAGCGTGTTTACGTTCTGCGTGGAGCGGAACGAGGGCACGAAAGATTCGGTGCCGGAGGTTTGATTTTTTATTTTGGTAGACAATTAAAATGAAACAATATGTTAACTAAATACAGGGAGAGAATAAAAAAGTTCCGCTCCCCGTTGTCTACCACCTGAATCAGGCTGTGGGCGCATTAACGACACCACACGGGACGGAACTATATGTTATACTATGGGCATAAAAAATGCCCGCAGCAAATATGGCGAGCCTTCTCGCCTGATTCAAATGGTAGACACTGCAAAGATGGGGATAAAATTTGAAAGTGCAAAAATGGAGCAGAGTTTTTTAGCTCCGCTTTACTTCTTATTCGGTATCTCTATCCCAATCTGATATTTCTTTTGCTTGTTGATCTAAAGATTTAAATAGTTCCTCACTAATCGATTCTTTCACCAACTTACGGAACGTTTTTAGGTATTCAATATATTCTTTTGCTTTAAAATTGGCATTTCTCTTTATTTTAGTCCCTCTAACATCTCTTATTTGAAGATTGATAACATCTACAAAAGCGATATTATGATTACGCGCATCTGAAGTACGAATGTATCTTGACTCTAAATCTTTTGAATAGTTGGTTTCTAATTCTGTTTTGTACAAATATAGCCGATCTTTCATTTCATTTATTGCTTGAAGTAAAGTTCTTCTCCATCCAATAAGAACGTCTATATCTTTCTCGTTAAGTACATTGTCAGAAGTTATATTTAAAATTCGATTTTCAATCATAAGTGAAATAAATTGATTCATCCAAAGTTTTACATTAAAATGTATATGCTAATCCGCCACCGGTTCCGTTGGAGAACAAACGTAAGCTTTGCCCGGCTTTCATCTTGTAGCTGATAGAAGCTAACTCACAGCATATTGCAGCTACTGCGCATACCCCAGCACCGATAAGGCATCCTCTCTGTAGATTCCTATCTGATTTTTGTTTGTCTTTCATAGCTTCTTGATTATCAAAATCATCTAGGCTATAATTTTTTGTACCGATGAAAGAACTTCCGATAGCTAACCCCAGGCTTACACCAGCACAACCAATTGCCGCATACTGATACTTTGCCGACTTTTCAAGATAGATGCCAGCCTCTCTGACTACATTCGGTCTTCTTCTACTTTCTGATACGCTTTGACTACTTTGGGTGTTTTCTTTCTTAGTCCATTTGTCCAACTCCTTGTTTTGTGCAGATACAAAGATAGTTACGACGAATAATAACGCCATTGTAATAGTGATTTTTTTCATGTTTATTTTTTGCATTAGTAAAATTATCGCAATATGGGGATTCTAATTGAGATAGTGAAATATTTCCATAGTATTTTTTATTATTGACAATGTGTAATAGTATTAATATTGTTCATGAGAGAAATCTATTATTGTTATTGAATTTATTCCATTAATTTCATTTGAGTATTGCTGTTGGATTTCTTCTGAGGAGATCTTGTTGTTCTGCATTATACTTTCTATGTAACCTGGAAGTTCTTTATACTCACCTATATGGGAACCATTTTTGTATTCAAATTCTTCATTTGTATATGCAAAAAAATAATTTTTGAGGAAAGACTTTATATCTTCATGAAGTATTAGTTCGCAACATAAAATACATGAGAGGGGAATTGATTCTTCTAATAGTTCATTAGAAGTAACTTTTGTCTTCTTAGGGTCAATTATACTCTCTTTTATTTCAAAAGCTCCTACTAGATAAACACCTTCATTCTTAAATCTTTTGGGGCAACGACTTTTAGAGATAGAATTTGTATAAAGTGCATATAAAGGAATAGAATTGGTTTCTTTGGCATCTTTTATTAATTTTTCTATCTGTTTACCTTCCTTGTAATTTAATGCTTGGTAAACCGATTTAGTGGCTGTTATCTTTTTAGCCTGAACTCTGAATTTGTAAGAACGATGTGGATAAATAATCCACCATTCCCAATCGGCACCAGTTACTTTGGCTTCTTCGTGACGAGAAAAGGTCACACTTGTTATATTAGTTATTCTTTCTCCCATTTGATAAAGAAGCCAATCTGTAATGGACTCTTCTTTTACGTTTTCTTGTTTCTTAATCCATTCTAATATGTCTAAAGATATGTTTTTCAGATGTTTACAATTTGAACTCATGATTATAGAATTTTATTTTTTTGCAATATGGGAATATTTTATGTAAATAACAAAAAGAATACGTTTCTTGTCAATAGAAAAGGTTTCCATAGATTGGAAACCTTTTTTAATTTGTTAAAGCCAATGACTTCAATCATAAAATGTTAGAAAGTTGTTATTGGTTATGAGAAAGCTTAATAGGACTAACAGGCGGTAGAATACAGTTATCTGAAAGAATCATATATTCTTTGCCCTTTCCTACAGTAGCTGCACTATAATTTAATGAGTACTCAAACATACGATAATTTATGTAAAGATCACGAATGAAGTCTACTTTGTCGTAAGTTACTATCCATTTTTGGTTTTCTATTTGAGTAATTGCGTTGTATATATCAAGGTGGTCTTGGTCATTATAGTAATTCATGTATAATCCTTTGCCTTTTACATAATAAGGAGGGTCAAAATAGAATAATGAATTGTTGGGTAAGTCATTCTGCAAGTTGTTTACTAACTCAACGGCATCTAAATTGAATAACTCGATATGATTAGAAAATCGAGCAATGGCTTGAATTCTTTCTCTAAGTTTATCAGGGTTGTATCGAGCGTCAATCAGATAATTACCTGTTTGGTTAAGTCCTCCAATAACGCCACCTTTTATGATACCAGAACGATTAGTACGGTTTAGAAAAAATGTAGAGAATCCTAAAGATAATAAATCGACATCAGCTTTATTCCTTTGAATTTCTCTTTGCAGGTGCCAAGTCTCCATCGTAACCGGAGTGTTTGTTATTAGTTGGCAAAACTCTTCACTATTATTTAATACAGAATGCCAAAACGCAAATAATGAACGATCCATATCATTTATAATTATTCGATTGACAATCCTATTCATTAATAGATAGAGCGCAATTGATCCTCCACCTACATAAGGTTCGATATAAGTACCTCCTACTAAATTATTAGCAGTGAATAATTCAGAGAAGAAGGTTGAAATTTTACCTTTTCCGCCTGGATATCTAAGGGGAGAATAATATGTCATAAGATTATTCAGCTTCTATTTGTGCCCACAAAGTTAGCATAAAATCTTGAATATTATCCCATGTCGTTTGTATATCCCCAGGTATGGGAGATAATTTATTACTATGTACATATGCATGCATCGTATCTACACCCCAAACAGAATTTTTTTCTTTTGTGAGTAATTTCACTGCCATTGTGATAGATTCATCTGCTAATTTATTCTTATGTAAATATTGACTAACATCATTAACTTTCTGATATAGAGATCTGGGAGCTAATGATGCAGATATTTCCCCTTCTTTTAATAGTCCCTTAGCTTCAAGAAAAGAGTCAACACTTAATTCTAGGAAGACTCTTAGTGTTACGGCTGCACAGTTAACAAAGCTTTTTACATCAATTTTTTTTAATTCATTATAAATTTTATTCGCTTTGGGATTAGCTATTCTGATTGCTAAATTAGAGGGAATAACACTTTTGCGTGTTACTGGTATAGTTGACTTCGTGGATTTATCCTCCTGTGAACTATTAGAAGGTTTGTTGATAGGATGAATAGGGGCTGATTTTTGACCTCCTTCTGTCTCATTTGAAAAATCCTCTATATCAGTATCATCATCGTTTTCTGTTGACCAATTGTTTAAACTCCATGGCGTCGTTGTTTTAGATAAATCAGGTAAGCCATCACTGATTTTTTGTATAAAATCAGCGCGGTCTTTAGCTGTGTAAATAGATTTAACGGTAAAGTTTGGCTTATCCATCTCATATACTATCCGACTAAATCCTTTGGCTATTTCAGACTCTTCAATTCCGGAAATCAACTGGGAGTTAATCCATGAAATACCTAATAATCTTCTTATATTTGTATCATTTATAAAACGTTCGAAGTTTGTTAATTTGATTTGCTCGCTCATTTTCTTTATTTCGTCTGAAATAAAAACTGAGTTCCTTATAAAATCCATGGCCTGAATTTGTATAGGAGGATTTTTCCCGTGTTTTTTATTAAACCTATGTATTTCTTCTGATTCCCATTCAACTGTACCTACTCCTTTTTGTTCTCCGGTATGTTCTAGCTCTACCCAATTATCTGCGGATAAAGCATCAGAATATACATAACATAGTATTGATTTAATAGGATTTTGTATATATCTATTATGTAATTTTTCAAATTTCAATCTAAGAGTAGGATATTTTTTTCCATCAATAAGTTTGGGTCGAGAAAGGAATTTAATAGCAGTAGTTCTTCTATTCCCATCTTTAACAACATATTTATTATAATGTGGTATCACATAAAATGGCTTTGGAGATAATCCTCTATTTACGATATCTGCCGCTAAAAAATAAATTTTGCTTCCCATTTTTTGAAGCATCATTTCTAATGCCAATTTTTCATTTTCAACAGGTTCAAAACGATCATTCTCAGGATTGAGAATTAGCCGTGTTATTGATATTTGCTTGTAGTTTTTAGAAATAGCCATAGTCTTATAATGGCGAATCCCTTATCAAAACGTGCCCAAAGGTATAGTGAAACCTCAATCCGATTTTACGGATTACGTTTTGAAAAGGGATTCATTTTTGATTATTAGCTTTCACTAATTTAAGGGCTTCGCTAAGGTAGATATTTATTGGAATATGACAAAATAAAAGTGATATTTTTGTTACTTTGCTTTTATTTTATTATAAGTGATCAGAAGTTTGCTACTTCATGATATTTAAGGAAATAATATATAGCAACCTTATGCCATTTGGTTAGATCCTTATCTCCGGAGAGGACAGAAGATACGGTGCATTTGTCAATGCCGGTGTAGTTACTCAGATGCTTGGCCTTTAAGCCAAGTTTATCCATACGTCCTTTGATCCAGTCAACGGTGATGTTGTCGATATCCTTACGGTCAAAGTTAACTGCGGATACAGTCAGTTTCCAGTCTTCGGGGATCTCGCCTTTAAACATTTCACGTATACGTTCAGTCAGTTCCTTTTTAGAGAGGAATTTGTCATTGTAAAGGTCTTTTTGCTCGGCACGGACTATTAGGCGGTTGTCTGAATAAGATACAACTTCGATAATGATATGCGCCATACGGCGATACTGCTTTGCGAACTCTTCGAGCCGCTTTTTAACCTCTGCAGGAAGAGGAAGTAATTCTAAATTCTTCATGTTGCATCAATTTACGAGATAAAAAAGGCTTCCAACTCGTGGAAGCCTTTTTCCCTCGGTCTGAGTAGGGGTGTTAAATCAATACAGAGACCGTTTGTAATTCATTTGCAAAGGCATGTAACCCGTCTTCTATCTTTTTCACTTGTTGCGGGCGTGGTTTACTACGTCCTGCTGCATAATGAGCCAGCTGCTTTTGGTGAATACCGGTAATGGATTGCAGACCGGAAAAGGATAGGATACCTTGATAATAATTCAATAGTGCACAAGTATCGAACAGGTAGATAATTTCGTATTTACCATCGAATACGGCAGGATATTTGTCCCCGTCTTTTTTGGCGCAATCCAAATAGAAATCAATACTTTCTTGAACGTATACTTTGAATCTTTTAAAATCCTTACTGCCGGATACTGTCCAACCGGGTAAAAGATCACACGTGCAACAATATCCAGTTTCCGTATGGCTTGTTTTCATGATAACCTGTTCCATGACCTATATAATTATTGTTAAACATCTAAAGTAAAGCGGCCACAAGGACCGCTTATATTAAATCAAAACTCTTGTTCTACGAGAGCGAGCTCTCGAGGTGCTCCTTAGAACTTTAACCCCGATTGCTCTTCAATGCTCCGCAGCAACCATCCTGATCGTGTATCTGATAGCTTGCCATTGATTGTCACCTTTCCTGTTTTAGTAGGATGCTTGAATTGTCGGTGACTTGTTCCATCGTGGCTTGCCTGATACCAACCGTCTTTTTTCAAAGCTCGGATGATTTCTGAAACTTTCACTACTTTCATAGAACGTCGTGTATTGATTTAACGCTGTAAAGGTAGTGATATTAATAATATAATCCAAATGTAAATGTATTAATTCGTAGTAAATATACTATTATTAACACCCGCATTTATTATGTAATCTTTCTTCCAGTTCGTCATGTTTACGAACTGATTCATCCATGCTGTAAAGAGCATCCATCAGGTTACCTTTCCGGACGGCGTCTTTCTTTGTCATGTCGGAGTTGGCAAGGGTATCGAGTAGGCGTAGCTGAGAGTCGAAAACATTGTTTCTGATGCTACCTTCTTTGCCGGAGAAGACACGCGGGAACTGATCTCCTAAATTAATCAGGCAACCGGTGATAAACCAATACATGACTATTTTCTGTGTATCCGGCAAATGGCGAAGCAATGCGGCGTCTTTATCCAGGCGATTGATGTCGAATGTCTTTCCACGGTGCCAGAGGCAGGCTAACAGATGACTGATCTTTTGCGGATCTTGCCGCATGGCGTCCCGGTAGGTCTGCATATAAATGAATTGTTCGAATGTGATATCGTACAGACCATCATCAGGACCGATGAATTTTTGCATCCGGATACGTAGAGTAGGATAGGGGTTAACAAAGCGATCCGGCTTGATATAGTATTGTGGGGCAATACCATATCTCTGGTTTTCCCGTTCAACCAAGAAGTGGAATAGATGGGCCAAGCTGCAAACTTCTTCCGGAGTGAGCAGGTATTTCTTTCGGCGAACACGAAAGCTCACGTTCTCGCTTTCTTTACCGACGGAGATACGCACCTGATCACCATAGACCTTACGGTGTCGGCTGACATGTGCCTTTAGGCAATACAGCAGCATGTAGATTTTAACTTGTTCAATAGAGACATCGTTTTGCGTTAGTTTGACCAGGTATGCCATATCTTTATTGCTCAGTTCGTCCCATCTTTCAGGTAACTGATACTTGTCATCGTAAATCTGTATTTGATGCATAGTTATGATATTGAGGTGAATACTTTCTTTTCCTTAGAGTTAAAGTTTATGGCCGTAGATGGTTTGTTTACTCCCAGATCTTCAGCGTTGGCATTCAAGAAGCTGTTTATCTTGCTGGAATAATAATCGGCTTGTTGGGCAAAGAAATTGCCTGTTTCCGTGCTGTCCTGATAGACTGGCCGGAGAATCGGTTGATATTCCGGAGTACCGGATCCGGTTCGTTCCTGGCGTGAAGTCTGCGAAGTGTACAGCTCTGCAGATTTGTTCGCCAGGTACCGGATTACATATTCCTGCAGGATCTTGAACTTTGCGTCTTGGTCAGTCGTGGCCAATAGCCGGTTATATAAATCATCCGTCAGCATTTCTTGGACATGGCGTTCCTGAAGCTGCCGGATAGTAGGCAGCATGGTACGGTAGGTTAGGGTAGAGTAGTCGATATTCACTAACCCGATATCCTGGTATTCCTGAGCCGACCGAATGAAACACGGCACTTGGTTAGTGATACTGATATGATCCGCATAATCCGGATATTTCAATTTGTTGCGTTCCAGATAATCAAGCAGACGATCAAGAGCCTGCATACCTCGATAAAAGAGGCTAACCTTTGCTGCGGCGATTTTTGCTTCATTGGCAGGTGAACGTTTACCTTGTTCGTTTTGAACCGTTATACCGCTATCTCCGAAACTGATACCAAGTTCATCGGTAGCGAGTGCAAGAGTGAGCGGACCGAGGCAGCGCAGGATCTTGTCTTTGAGCATTGTGTCTTCGCCGGTACTGGCGATATCAATGATCACATTGCCGACTTGTGGCTCGATGTAGATATCGAGCGCATCATTGATATATGGCGATACAGACTCGTAGGGTATCGCTGCATTGATTTTGACAGCCGTTTTTAAGGTATCAATGTCGGGAATGATAGTGTTCATTTTTCTTCTGTTTCTGGGGTTAAACCTGTATTCTTTACTGCGCCTGTTCCCTGATCTAATGTCGTCAATTGGCAGTTTGTGATGGAGAAGTAGATATCTTTCGGCCAGTCATTGATTGCCTTGGCAAAATAAAGCGGCTCCAGTGTGGCTTCCTGATACATTTTCATAAGCGCTTGTTCGATGGTAAACAGTTCCCGGGCCTCTGTTCCATTGATACTTTTTCCCTTGCCTGGTGATGCACCGATAATTGAGGGATGCACGCCCATGGCGTAACAGATGGTGTTGCTTACTTCTTCGCTGTCTTCGATATATTCGCCGCCGATCTGTTGATTGGTTAGTGGACTAATGATAATGTCTTTATCCTCGAATCCTTTGATCTTATCATAGCGAAACTCAGAGACAAAGGCTTTGCCGGCATTTTCTTCACCTGCCAGAAAGTCGTTCATTTCCTTCAGGAAGTCTTCACGGCATTGGGTCTTTTCGTCGTCGGTAGTGAGGTTTTTGGCCTTATAGAGCTTTTCCCAAAATGTGTCTTTTATGTAGATTACATATCGCAAGGTCATTTGATTTTTTATCAGGGCCTTTTTATATACCGGTATGGCAGAACTGAAGTCATACCATCCGGAGGCAAAGACAGACCACCAATATGGGCGGCAATAATAGAACCGTCCGGGCGTATTGATACGAATGTTGTGGATGAAGTTACGTTCTTTGCATACTTCTTTTTTGCCGTCTTTATTCGGCAACTTTCCCATACGTACTTTCAGGTCCCGCAAAGGGCTTTGCCTGTCGAGCAATGGCGTTGCGATAACGTCGGTGGGCGTACCTTTATTCCATTCAGCCGAATAGCCATGCCATTCGCTTTTTCCGGTTTTCTCGTCAATCTTGCTGATCCGCGAACAAGTCGTCTCTTTCGCTTTGATCTGCACAATTTTAGGCGGATTATTGTTGTCACACAGGTATTCGACGTATGAATCGTAGAAGATTGCCAAGTCATTGGCGACTTCGTGCCGAATGAGCGCGTAGTTATTGTTTTCGATAAATTCAAAGATATCGGGGTACTCTTCCGGAAGAACTTCTTCTTTAACGATTTTATTGGTACCGGAATCCCGGTACTTACGGTAGACCATTACTCCATCACCGTAGATAACTTTGTTTTTAAATTCGATATTACTGCCTACGGTGACGTTATGACCTATCTTTTTCATGATGTCGTACATCATGTTATTATTTCGGCCACGGGGCACAAATTCTATGGGTGCGCTCTTGCCTTTAGGTACGACCGGAATGGCGTTAGTCTCCCTATCAGTGACAATATCGCTGTTATCGCTGAACTTTATAATATCCTTGCCGCCTTTAACGACTCCGTATGTACTATATCCAGGCTTTTTAAGTTCTACTTTTTGCATTAGAAATACACTTTGAGGTTATTAATCCGGGTAATTAGGCAGCGGCGGATCTTTCGAGGGCTGCTTTCTCCTGCAGGCAGTACGTTGATGGTGCTGCCTGCACTGTGAAAAGATGTGAGTACAGCGCGTTCGTAAGTGACAAGCTCACCGGTACTGCGTTTACAATACTGTAATGAGAACTCAACTGGTCTTCCGTTCCGACGTTTCTCCATGATCTCAGTGATCTTACTTTGATGTATGCGATCTAACATATAGTATGATGCCTATAATGATGGATAATAAGATGATGCCGATGGCTATACTTCTTTCAATACCTGTTCCGGACTCTGTTTTCTTTTGGCTCTCCTGTTGAGTGTATTCGTTCGAGGATCCTGTATCTGTTTTCTGATATGATACAGAGTCAGATGTTTGAGACGAAACATTCTCTTGGTGTTCAACCTGCTTCCGGATCTCGCTCCCCTCGACTTCCAGTTTAGATGTCGGGGATAGACCGGTAGTAGGATCCGCAGGCTTCGATGTGTCGAAGTGCCAGGTGATCTTCCATTTATTACCGTTGATATCGGTTTGCGTCTGGGCTTGGCTGGTGATGCTGCCATGAGCTTTGCTTGATAGTCTGACACTAACGCTATCTGTCTGTTCAGATACACGCACAGAAGAATGCTGATAAGCAGAGCGACAATTACACAGCAGTAGGGCAATAAGTATTGCCAGGCTAATGGGCTGCACATAGTTCTTTAGGCTTTTCGTTTGGTACATGATAGATCCGTACATTTATAAGGCTTAAGTTCATTACAGAGCTTCCGATTGTTATCTACTTCCGATTTAATCTTTTCGATTTCAGAGCGTAGTTCCTTACGTTCGGAGCGCATATCGTTAATGTCTACACGTAAGTCATTGATAAGACCTTGATACACATCCTGCATAGCTTTCATAGCATTGGCTTCAGCTTGCTTTTTGGTGTACTTCATGGTGATGATAGCTGTCAAGAATGACACAAGACCACCGCCTAATACGAAAGTTAAGATTGTTTGGGTTAATGGGTTCATAGCTTCTTTTTTATGCAAATGTATCACCTGGGTACGTGTCTGTAAAGGACAGGGCGCAGCCCGAAGGCATCAGGGAGGTACCCCACGCGAGGGGCGTTCTGAGGGGGGGGGAGTGCAGCATATTAGAGGAAAAAAATCTTTCGGTCTGAAACTTTTTCTCAGGGCGATGCGGGGTCTTCCGACAGAAAAAGGGGAAAATTTTCCCCTTTTGAACTCCTTTTTTGCTAAGGTACAATTACTTAGATTTTTTTTCATGGGAATACCATGAGATTAAAAAAAATCGCCCGAAAAATGCACCGGCACAAACTTTTGTCGTGATCGCAAGCTGTGACGAAAGTTTGTGTCGGTACATTTTTCGGGATTTCCCCCTCACATTCACGCCTTTGGCATGAAAGAGAGGTAGAGCGGTAAGCGTAGACGCTTCTGTAATCTCCGTTTCTTTTCCGGAACTCCCTTATCCTTTCCTATCGTGCACGGCATATCTCGCCTTTTGCCCCGCAAATGTAGGTCACCGGTCTGAAAAGCAAGATTAAACGCTGTTTCGGGCAAAAAATCTCCACCTTACAGGTAGTATTCAGACGTTCCGTTTTCCCGAAAATCTTGCTGTCATTCATCCTCGGCACCTCAATTATTGCGGTATCAAAAGGCGAAACATACCGCACGCGACAGGCGGCGGAATAAAAAAAAGTCGTTCCGGGAAACGGAGAAAATTCAAAAAAGGCTCACACCCAACGGCTCAAAGTTCAAGAATAAACTAAAATCTAAAGTTATGGCAGCAAAAAGAAACATTCCCGAGGCATGGAAACAACAGTGGTCTAAAATCATGTTCAACTTTTTTGATTATTTACCTACGAAGTACGAAGCGAACAAGCGTGAATGGGCTATCAGAAAGATGATATGGGACTTTAAAGACGGAAAGCGTAGTGTATCAGTGGCGGAACTGATAGCAAAGAAGTTACGGTCACAGTTTAGCGCAGATTGCGAAAATGTAACGTTCGTATGTGTTCCTGCAAGTTCTGCAGAGAAAAACGAAATCAGATACAAGGTGTTTGCCGAGGAAGTGACACGGTTAACAGGCTGCAAGAACGCATACGAGGCAATCACTATCGAGGGCGGACGCTTGGCGATCCATGAGACGAAAAGCAGCAAGATGGTACAGGACGTTGAAGTTATTAAGTTTGATAAAGGCTTTTTCAATGGTAAAAGAGTACTCCTTTTTGATGATATACTGACGCAAGGTCATTCTTACGCTCGCTTTGCTTGTGCACTTGAAAAACTGGGTGCAGAAGTGTTAGGCGGCTATTTTTTAGGGAAAACAATTTTATCTTATAACTCATAAACGCATAACAATGAATACTTTATTTGACAATGATTGCCGCTATATGAGCGACAGAGAACTGATTTACGAGATTACCAATAACAGGCAAATCGTTTCAGACATCGAGCGGAACAATGGAGGCATAGACCTTGATAAACTGTTTGCATCCTTGACGCCTGGACGGAAGAAAGTTGCTATTGCAGCAGTAGAAATGTATAAGAGACAGCAGTCTCTGCAGGTTGAACGCAGGCAGATTTTTTCAAGCAAGGATGTGTACGAACTGATGCAGCCGTTGATAGGCGATTTACGCAATGAGGAATTTTGGATAGTGGCGATAAATAATGCATCCAAAATAATCAAGAAAGTACAGGTTTCAGTCGGTGGCATAGATCAGACCTCGGCAGATGTGCGGCTGATCATGCGAGTATTGATAGAGGCAGGAGCATCACTGTTTGCAGCGGTACATAACCACCCAAGTGGCAATTCCAAGCCGAGTAATGATGACAGGAAGCTAACAGAACAGCTAAAGAAAGCAGCGGATATATTTAATATTCGGATGATGGATCATGTGATAATAACCAATCAGGGATATTATAGCTTCTGCGATGAAGGACTCTTATAACGGGG